TCGATCGGCGGGCGGACGTAGTCGGGGCCGACCGTGCAGCCCGCGAGACCGATCGCGAGCAGTGCGAGGGCGAGGCGGGGGCGGCGCATGTCAGTCGCCCGGCCGGCTGCCCGGCGCGGCCGGCGGGGCGGCGCCTTCCCCGGCAAGCTCGCCGCGATGGGGCGCGAGGACATGCTGCAGCGACTCCACCGGATGGTCCGTGTCGCGATGGTGTTCGGCCTCACCTCGGGCGACGACATCGCGTCGGCGATGGCGCTCTCCCGGCGAACGTTCAATCGCCGAGTCGCGGATTGCGGGACGACCTACCACGCCGTGCAGGAGGCTGTCCGGTCCGAGGTCGCCCGGCAACTCCTGCTGGACACCGGCCTGTCGGTCGGCGACATCGCGCTCGCGCTGGGCTACGGCGAGCCGAGCACCTTCATCCGGGCGTTCCGGCGCTGGACGAAGCGCACGCCTGCCGCGTGGCGGCAGGCGCCGGGCACCGCGCCGCGCGCCTGACGCCCGGACGATCGGCGGGAACGGCGGACGAAAGGCGGAACGAACCGATCCACCGGTCCGTGTCGGCGCATCGTTTCACGCCCGAGCAGAAGAAGGCGGCGACGCGGGCCGCGTGGCAGAAGAAGCGCGACGAACTGAGCGCCACCGAGCGCGTCGGACAGAACGACGACGCCTACCTGCTGCCTGAATCGGCGGTCGTCCGATAGCGTCTGTAATTTGGCGCGCGCTTTGGCACTGTTTTGCGGGCGCTTTGGCACTACTCGAGGTCCGGAGGCCCGAAATCGCCCCATCGGGCCCCATCGGCGGACTCTCCGACGTATAGACTTTGCGCGCGCTTTGGCACTGCTTGACGACGCGAGCGCGCGGCCGCGACGGCCCCGACTGGCCGGCATTGGAGCGTCGGACCGGGCCCTCAGCCGGCCGCCATTGAGGCGGTTGCCGCGGCAGGCGCTCCCGCCAAGCCCGGCATCTCGTCATACGTGCGGCCGTGCAGCCGGCGCCCCGCGCGATCCTTCCGCACCCCGCCCCACTGCTTGAAGAAGAATGCGACGTTGGCCTCACGCGCCTGCCGGAGCAGCGCCTCTACCCACCTGGCGTCCATCGGACGAGCCTTCGGGCCCGACTCGCCGCCTACGATCATCCAGTGGATGCCGTCCAGCTCGAGGTCGGCAAGCGGGCCGAGGAGCGGCTCGCAGGACAGGAACCGCACCTTCGCCGGGGTGCCGCGGAGATCGGCAATGCGGCCCGCCTGGCGCATGTTCTCGACGCTCACACCCATCCATACGTTCGCTGGCCACGGTAGCTCGGGGGCGAGTCGCTTGAGCCGGTCCGCCCGCTTGGTGAGCACCTGGAACGTGTGCTGGGGGCACGCAACCATCGTCGCGAACACGCGTCTGATAAAGGCGAGCGGCACTTCCTCCTGGAAGAGGTCGCTCATCGAGTTCACGAAGATCGTGCGTGGCCGCTTCCAGCGCTTCGGGATGTCCACCAAGTCCCCGTGGAGCGTCGGCTCGAAGCCGTTGACGTACCTCGACGAGCCCATTGCTTGCAGGCGGCTTGCCATCCGCTCCGCGTAGCAGTGCTTGCAACCCTGGCTGACCTTTCGGCACCCGGTGACGGGGTTCCAGGTCATCTCGGTCCACTCGATTGTCGACGTGGTCGCCATGCCTCACCCCCCCTCGGTCGATCGTCCGCTCAGAGATCCAGCGGCTGCTGCTGCGGCCACCGCCGCTCCATCTCACTCCAGAATTGCGCCGCGAGCCGGTGTCCGCTAAAGAGGACGAGATGGTACATCACATTCCCTCGCGCGGTGACGCCTTTGGCGCCGCGCACTTGTTTCCCGAGTGCGCCTATGGAGTCGCACCACGACTTCAGGATCGCCGCGCGGTTCCACTCCTTCGACCGGCCATCGTCGTAGACCTTGCGCCAATTCGGCACGACCGCGTCGAGATGGTCCTGCTTGCCCTCGACGTTGAATTTCATGTTGAGGCGCAGATCGAGCTCGCTGAAGTGGATGAGCATGTCGAGGTGCTCGACGTCAGCGAGTTTGCGGATCACTTCGAAGGGGATTGCGTTGAGAGAATACGGGTCGAGCAGTGCGAAATGCAGCCCGCGCGGGAGCGCCGGAATCAGCTTGTCGACCGTCTGTTCGGCGCGGCCATGTTCGCGCATCACGTTTGCGCCTTGCCGCTTCAGGCGCTCGGCGGCGGCGTCAACCAGCGCGCCGTCTGCGTCGGCCAGGAACATGTGCGTGAAACCCGGATCGCCGGTCTTAACCTTCGACGAGGCCAGCGCGATCAGTGGGCTCGTATCACAGAAGTTGCCTGTTGCTCGCTCGTATGCCCGCCCGGGGCCGGAATAGAGGTCGATGTAGGTAGTCGCGCACCCATACTCCTCGACCCAGCGCCGCCGGACCGAACCGCAGATCTCGACATAGAACCGGACGATCTCGTACTTCTGCTGCGTGTGCGGCTTGATCCTCTCGGCGGGCAGACCATCGCCATCGGTGACGTAGTCCGTCTCTCCGGATCGCGTCGACACCTCGACATCCTCAAGGGCGTCGAAAAGCGACGGACCGCTCGGGGCGGTCCTTCTGCGCGACGACTTGTCCATAGCCATGCGCCCGGCCTAGCCTGTGGCTGAGGGTGGCCTGACCGCACGCAAGTTTCGGGCCAAGTTGTCACGCGCGCGCCCAAGATCAGAAAAACGTCGGATTCGCGATCGCGCGCGTGAGCTCCATGAGGCCACGCTGCAGGTCGGTCGCGCCGATGCTCACCCAGCGTTGGTCGAGGGCAGGATCCGCGCGCAGTTTCGCTACAAGCTCACCAAGATGGACGCCGGCGGCCTTCACCTCGTTCATCGCCGCGATCTCGGTCTCGTTGAGCTCGCGGTACCCGCTGATCTTGCGGTGCTGATTGTCCATGTCATCCTCTCCTTCTGCCTCGATTGCCGCGGGCCAAGGCGCGGCGATCACCCAGACCACCCACCCGCGATGTCGATCGATTCGGGCTCGCCCGCGACCTCAATCGCCTGCTTGAGCACCCACGATCGCCGGTAACACCGTTCGACGTGCTCGAGCATAGCGGCGCCGAGCGCCAGCAGCGTCGCCGCGTCCATCGGGACGTCGAGGTTGTTCGCGGTGCGCCAGGTAAAATTGGCGGGAAGCGAAATACCGGCACTCACCGCCGCGATGACGGCCGTCACGTTCGCACGGCCGGCCTCGTCGGAGTCGTAGCGGTGCCCCTCGAAAGTGAGGCCGCCAGCCATCGCGCGCGCTCGGGCTGCGTTAACGGCCGCCAACGCATCGACCCGACGCGCGTCGATCGAGCGCTCCAACGCTCCTTCCGGCGCGGGCATGTTCCCGGCCGCGATCCATGCCCGATAGTCCGACCATGCGGCATCGCCGCGGCCAATCACCCGCCCGAGCTCGCGATCGAGCACGCCGACCGGCCGAAGCTCATACCGCGACATCATCGATCTCCACGCAATCCCGGTCGGCGACCTGCTCGAGCGGAAAGTCCTCGCGCTCGTTCGGCGGTCGCACCCAGTAGACGCGTCCCAGGCGCGGACCGGCGGGAGTATCGCGCCACTCGTCTGTGACGGCGACGACGAGCATCGCGCGCGCGTCCGAAAGCCCCTTCACCATCATGAGACCGCTCCCTTCACCTGTGACGAGTTGAATCCCCCGAGCCAAGTCACCGAGTTCCCGTTGAGGTCCACCGCGGGCCCACCCTTCCCCTTGCTGCCGGACGCGTGGAAGAAGCCATCGTCGGCGCCACCACCCGATGCCCCCCAGTCTCCCCCGCCACCGCCCTTCTTGCCGGCCAGCACGGTGCCGGGGTCGCCGCCGCCACCGCTCCCTTTGCCGGATTCGTTGCCCCCGGTACCGCCGCCGGCCGACCCGCCACCTTTCGCGCCGCCCGACGTTGGCGAGCGCGAGCGGCCGCCACCACCGCCGCCGCCGTACCCGCCGCCCGAATTCGACCCCCCGCCGGCCCCACCACCTCCGCCACCGCCGATGAATCCGTCGGTGTTGTCTATGGATACGGCGACGTTCGAGTCCTCGATCTCGATCGCCGGACCGCCGTCGCGGCCATTGCCCCCGTTCGCGACCATGCTCGCGCCGTCGCCGCCGTCGCCGCCCTTGCCGTACCCGTTCCCGCGGTTGACCACGCGCAGGGTCGAGCCGACCGCCCATCCGGTGCCGGTGCGCCATCCGGCATTCGTCGTCGCAGTCGCATAGATGTCGACGCCACTCTCGATGATCAGCGTCACATCGACGCGCGACGCGGGGTTTCCTGCGAGCGAGCGGACGTTGACGTTGGCCGTGTCCGCGACGATCGTGATCGTGATCGGTCGCGGCCCGCACGCCCGCAAGACGTGATGCGCGAGCAGCATTGTCAGGCGCTGTTCGCCTGCGCCTGCGCGCCGCGCACGGTCGAGCCGTCGCGGCACACGAACTCGTAGATGTCCACACCTGCGACTGTGCGCGTCGGCGCCGCACCGCCGGGCCACTTCACGCCCGCCGGCCAGGTCATCGCGAAGGCGCCGGGGTTCGCGAGCTCGAGCGTGACGCCTCCTGCAGGGCCGGTCGACGCCCCGGGCAGGTTGGCCCAGGTGAGCGCGCCGGCGCCGGTGATGGTGCCGACGAAATAGTCGCCGGCCGCCCAGTCGATCGCCGCACCGCCGGCGCCGATGTTGCCGAGATCGACCTTCTTCCCACGCGCCGTCACGTACTCGAGGGTGACACCCTTCACGCTGCCGCCGGTGATGTCGACAGCATTCTTGTTCTGCAGCGCCACGTTCCCGGTACTGTGCGCGCCAGTGCCGAGCGCGATGTGCGCCGTGTAGGCGGCGCGCAGGGACTTGAGCTTGGCGATCCACTCCCACAACCAGGCGAAAGTCGACGAATGATTGCCCGCGGTCTGGTTGCCGCTCCCGTCGTAGGTCGCGGTCTGCGTGAACATCGCCGTCCACGTGCCGGTCGCGTTCGGCGTGGTGCCCGCGTCGTCGGAGTACTCCCATGCGACTTGGGTCACCGCGCCGGACGCATAGGTGAAGGTCGCGCGCACGCGCTCGACGCCGTTCGACCATACGCGGTACTGCGGTTCCTCGGCGCTGCCCGTTCCGTTGACCACTGACAGCGTCCATCCCTTCGCCGCGCCTGCGAGCAGCAACGTTGCAAGGTACTGGAAGTTAGCCTTGATCTTGGGAATGTCGGCGCTGCGCGCGTTCCCGATCGCCGGGATCGCGCGGTCGGTGTCGCTCCAGGTGCTCATGTCAGATGCCTCCGTAGCGGAACAGCAGGCCGCTCATGAGCCGCCCTGCGATGGCGATGAGTGCACCTGTGCTGGTCGCGTTGTTCGTACTCGTGGCGGTGCGCGTCCCGGTCGAGCCGGCAGCCCCGAGCGACTGCCAGGCCGTCTCGATCGTCTGTGCGTTGTTGGTAGCGTCCTGAATCTCGGTCATGCTTCCATCAGGGGTGATCGCGCTGCCGTTGTTCTTCGCGAAAAAGCCGATGAGGAGCGCGCCGTCCACGGTCGTCGTGACGGAAGGCGCCTGAATGTTCGCCTGCGAGGTGTTGTTCTGCGCGCCCGAGGCATTGATCGGCGAGGAGTCAGCATCCTGTACGGCAACGCAATGCGCGGTGGCCGAGTTCGGGCTACTGAGTGTCCAGGCCCAGGAGGCGCCTTCGCCCGACGCCACCTTCCAGTAGGCGCGGAACCACTGGGCGCCGTTGTCCATCTTCCCGAACAGGTCGGTCCAGCCGCTCGGCGCCGCGCTCACATCATTGGGGGTGTCGTTCCCCATGATGCCGACGACGAGGCAATCGCCGTCCTGGACGCCTGATGGCTTGCTGACCGTGAGCGTGCCCGCGGACGCGTTCTGCGTATTGGACGATCTGACGAATGGCGAGAGGCGCGACATTGAGGGTCAGTAGCCGAAGCGGCCCCACGTCAGGTGGTAGCGCGAGCCGTTGTAGCGCCCGCGGATTTCGAGGTAGTCGTCGGTCGCGGTCGGCATGACTGGAGCGGCACCACCCTCCCAGTCGACGGTCGTCGGCCATCCCCAAGACCGCTGCGTTCCGTCGCCGCGCACCAGCAGAATGATCTCGTCCTCCGCAATCGCGGGAGCGGTGAACGCCACCGTCGCGACGTTGCCGGTGGCCTGCACCTTGAGGTACAGGTATTCCGAGAAGTCGCAGGTGAGCGCCGTTCCGCTCGTCACCTCGGCCTTCCAGTCGCGCCGTGCGCGGCGATTCTTGAGCCCGTTGAAGATCACGTCGGTGACGATCCACTTGCCGGCCCCCTCGTGGATGACGCGAATCCGATCGCCCGACTGCAGCTTGAGGTCGACCGCGCCCGGACACACGATCGCGCTTGCCCCGTGCGTGAGCGTGATGGCGCCGGCGAACTCGAGGTCCCGGATCGCTCCGGAATGCGCGGTGCTCCCGAACGATGAGATGGTCGTGGTGCCGGTGATCTTGGTCTTGCGGCCACTGACCGCGCTCTCGAGGTTCACCGTCGCCGCGCTCGCCACGTCCGCGCCGAGCGACCCGGCCTCCTTGTGGTTGTCGTCGTGCTCCGCGTGAGTGAGCTCCGCCCCCTTCGTGATCCGGCTGGTGAATTTCATCGTCAGATTCCCTTGAAGCGGATGTAGCAGGGCACGGCGACGCGTGCGTTCGCTCCATCGAAGACGTTGAAGTCGAAGGCGTTCGCCGGCTGGTAGTTCTGATTCGTGAACGTGTCCGGGGTATCGAAGGTCGGCACGTCGTAGCGCGGAGCGGGGGCGCCCATCAGCACGTTGTCGACCGACCAGCCATAGGGACCGGCCCCCTTCGGCGTGACGAAGATCCCGACGGCCTTCGCGTACCGCGCGGCGAGCGTCACGGTGACCGGCCCGCCCGCGCTGCTCATGACGTCGCTGAACTCTTCCTCGCGTGCCGAGGCGGCGACCGTCAGCTGGACCGGCCGTGCGAGCAGGAAGGCGCCGCCAGTGCTGTTGATCCGCACGCGCGCGAAGCGCCCTGCGTTGACGGTGCTGGAGCCGGGGTACGAGCTCCAGGACATGCCGTCGGGGGACAGCTCGATCGACGTTTCGACCACGCCCGCGAACGTCGTGATCGCGGTCTCGACGGTCCACGTGCCCGCCACCGGAAGACCGAAGTCGACCGACTCGGAGAGCCACTCCGAGAATGCCGCGCCCGACGGAATCGCCCACGGCGTCGCCGCTCCGCCCGGGACGTCCTCCCAGTTCGGACCGGTAGCGCCGTAGCCCCAGGTGTCGGCAGCATCCGAGGTGATCCAGCCGGCCCCTACGTCGACCATCCCGGTCAACGTCGGCGAGGCGAGCGTGGCGGCGTCGAGCAGGAACTGGTTCAGGTCTTCGGTGACCGTCAGCGTGAGTCGCGCCGGCCCCGCCGAGTACTGCCCGAGCGCGTCGCGCGCGCAGATCAGCAGGTCCCACGTCCCCGAGCCGACGATGCCCTTGCTGACCAGCGCCAGCGTGTAGACGCGGTCGAGCAGCGTCGCCGCGGCCCATGACACGCCGACCGAGCCGTAGCGAACCTCATAGCCGTCGAGGTCGACATCGGTGACGCCCGGCCATCGCAGGTAGAGCGATCCGCCGCTCTCGAAGCCGTCGAGGGAGGCGACGTTGGTCGGCAGGGCGTACTTGCCCTGCGGCGTGAGCGCGACCGTCCCCGCCGCGGATTCTGCCAGCGCGGTCGAGACCGACTTGACGCTCACCACGTACTGCTGCCGCTCCTTGAGCGGCGGGGTGACGGCACCGGTGCTCGTCGTGTTGACGGTGAACGCGAGCGCTCCCGACGTCGATCCCTCGAACACTTCGACCAGGTAGCTCGACAGGGGCGGGTACTCGGTGTCGTCCCAGCTGATCGCCAGGCGCGAAGCCCACGACCCGTCGACCGTCGCGTAGAAATCCTCGACCGCGGCCAGACCGGTCACCGTTGGCGGGTTCGCCGGCGAGGGGTAGCTGGTGTCCGGATTGACCGGACCGTCGGCCACCACGTCCTGGTAGAACGAGGCGTCGTACTCGATCAGGCGCTCGTTCCACAGCCCCGGCGCCGCCGGACCGTGCCCCATCAGGCGGAACGGCTTCGCGGTGAGCCCGCCGGCATCGGTCACGAGCACGACATCGCCGCGGCGCAGTTGGGCTGCCTCGCCGGCGCCGACGAGCGTGACGGTGAGGTCCGACGTGACGTACTCGTTGAGCCGCCGGAGCGCTTCGCGGCGCGCTTGGCCGGCCTCCTGAATCGCCGGCATCTGCAGGACTTCCTCCCGCCACGGAACCGTGCCCGCATCGACGCCAGCGGCCTTCTCCGTGGCCGTGGCCGCGGCCCACGGGGTCTGGGCGGTGTCCGTCCACACGACCGTCACGACGGTCGGCGTGTTCGCGCGACTGCGCTGCTCGAGCACCAGCGAGTCGGCGATGTAGTTGGCCGAGCCCGCGGCGTTGGTGAACGTGAACACGGCGCTCGACGGCGCGTCGGGCACGAGCCGGGTGATGCCGCCTTCGCGCACGACCCAGACGCCGGCGTACGCGGCGAGCTGGGTCTCGACGTCGTCCAGGCGCCGGACGCTGTCGACGACCATTCCGATCTCGCGCCGCTTCTTCCCGCCGACGAGCTGATCGTTCACGTCCGCGCTCGCCGCGACACTGGACCAGTCGAGGGTCTCCCCTTTCCCGTAAGCCGCCGAAGCGAGCCAGTTCGCCAGCGCCAGCGACGGGTTGGCCGAGTACTTCCAGGTGGACGGGTCCGCCAGCGACTGCGCGCCATCGCGCGGGTCGTAGACAATGAGAAGCCGCGCGGTGACCGTGAGGCCGTCGAGCGACATGTCCTTCGCACGCGGGATCTTGAGGTGCCCCCACGCGACGCCCGAGTAGGTGTCGGTGAACGTCAGTGGCGGCACCTGCGCGGCAGCGGCCGCCGCCAACACCGGATCGACGGCCTGCGGCGTCACGCCGGCGTAGACCGTGGCGATGACCGAACTGCCGATGGCAGCGTTGTCGAACTCGATCGCGTCGACCGCATGAATCGGCCCGCGCGAGATGACGAACGGCACGATCAGCGACTTCTGGTAGATGACCGGCCGCATCAATTGTGCGCCGAGCCGCACCCGGCCCCACCCGTACCGCAGGGGCTCGTTGAGAGCGCAGACCGCGAGCTGCGTCTCCTTCGGCTTGCGCTGCTTGCTGGTCGAGGTCCGATCCGAGACCGACGAGGCCGGCGGCGGCGGCGGCACCGGGAAGGTGTACCGGGGGATGAGCTCGAAGCTCGGCATGGCGATCCGGCGGCTACGCGGCCGCCACGAGGCGCACCCACGCGTGGCGGCGCGTCGCGCTGACCCATTGCGTGCGCAGCGCCGACCTGCCGAGGCGCACCGCGTAGACCACGCCGTCCTCGGGCCAGGTGAAGTCGATCGCCGCGGCGTTCGCATTCGCCGCGTAGAACGCCTGCAGCGTCGACATCTCGGTGAGCGTCAGGTAGGGGTGCTTGACGTCGAAATCGAAGCGGTCGCCGTAGAGCTTGCGCACGCGAACGGTCCCGTCGCCCAGGACATCCTCCTCGCGCCCATCGCGGGAGGTGCGCCGCGTCTCGCGCGAGTCGATCGGCAGCGTCGGGTAGGCCGGGTTGGGCATGTCAGGTGTTGCGCGGGGTCAGGACGAGCGTGCCGCCGAACCAGGGCACCTTCGTCCCCGGCGGGGCGAGCCAGTTGAAGCCGAACGCGGGCGCGATCCGCTCGCGCGGGGTCTGGTCGTAGGCCGAATTGACCTGGCCGAGCTGTATCTCGAGGCGGCCGCGCGCGAAGCGCGCGCTGTCGGCGACGCCGTCGAACACGCCGATCGGGTCGCCGGCATCGAGGGCATCGGCATATGCCTTCCAGATCAGGATCCGGCGATCGCGAATCCCCTCAGTGAAGACGAGCGTGCGGTACGTATAGTCCGGGTCGACGATGGTGAGGCGCGACGGGGTTCCCAGGTCGTCGAAATCGCCGACCTCGACGCCGGCGCCGTGCCAGTCGCTGCCGTTCCACGTCAGGTCCCCGAAGGTGCACAGGCGTGACGAGAACGTCGGCCACAGGATTTCGATGAAGTAGAGCGGCTGCGCGGCGCCGGCGGAGGCCTGCGCGAGCGTTTCCGCGGAAACCGGGCGCGTCATGCCTGGCCTCCTACCTGGGAGGGAACGTTGACGTTCACGTCGACCTCGAGCTTCGTGGCAGCGAACTTCGCCACCGCGTCGACGAACTTGGCCGCCGCGTTCGCGAGGTTGTCCGCGCCGCTCTGGATCGTGGTGGCCCCCTTGTCGATCGTGGTGGCGCCGTTTTCGAACTTGGTTGCTGCCGCCGAGAGGGCGTCCTCGACGGCCTGGAACGGATCGTCGGCGCCGTCGGTCACCCCCGCGGTGATCTCGGCCAGGCGGGCGTTGATCAGGTCCTGCAGCTTCTGCAGGTTCGCGAGGAACTCGTCGCGCCGGGTGTTCTGAGCTTCCTCGGGCAGCATGTCGAAGGCGCGAATCATGGCCTGAATCGCCTGATTGCCCAGCGCCTGCACCGCCTCGGGCGTCGTCGCGGCATCGAGCGCGGTGACGTACGTGTCGCCCTTGCTCTGGTAGTAGTCGTAGAGCGCCTGCTGCGAGAGTCCCTGCGTCTCCAAATGCTCGCGCGCGCCGTCGATCGCGCTCGTCATCTCCGCGGCGACGCGCTTGATCGCGACGAGCGTCTGCACGACCGCATTCTTGTAAGTGGTCGTCGCATTGGCGAGCGCGGTCGTCGCCTCGACGCTGCCGTCGTACTCGTTCGCGAGTCGGATGACCTCGTCGCGCTGCTTGGCGAGCTGGTCGATGATCGACGACGTGGCGGTGGTCCACGCCGTGTTCGCCTCATCGACGACGTCGCCGGTGAGCGCGTCGTTGAGCGCGAGCAGCGCGTTCGCGAAGGTGACCGTCTCGTCGGCCGTCCCCTTGAAGTTCGCGATCAGGGACGCCATCGCCGGGTTGAGCTCCTCCAGCGCCACGGAGATCACCTGCTTCAGGATGTCGGCGCCGTACTTCTCGATGAAATCCTGGGTGGTGTAGGTCCCTTCTTCGCCCTTGAAGTCGATGCCCTGCAGCTTCGTGGACACCCGGGAGATCTGCTCCGGGGTGAGCCGCGAGGCGATCGCGTCGAGGGCCCCCGCGATCACCTGGTTGAAGACCTGCGCAGCCTCCCCGCTGAAGTACTGGGTGCCGGAGTCCTCGAAGCCTATGTTGCCGAACCGGGTCCGCGTGTACGCGTTGTCCTCGAAGCCGCCCGTGCCGGCCGAGACGTCGAACCGCCCGCGCACCTGCGACGGATCGCGCTCGAAGAGCCCCAGCGCCGAGGCGCCTGCGAGTGCGATGCCGATGTACGGGATGAACGAGGCGGCCGTCGACATGAGACCGGTCAAGAGGCCCGCGCCTTCGGCCAACGGACCCATGAATGACGCGGTGCCCTCGATGAACGGCGACATGCCGCCGCCGAAGAAAGCCAGCGGGCTGAACCCGCCGCCCCCGCCCGAGAGGAGCGCCAGCGGGTTGATGCCGCCGGCGCCGCCGCCGTTGAAACCGGCGAATATGCTCGCCATCCCGCCCGACATGCCGGAGAGCGAGGCCTGGATGATCGGGCGGATCACCCAGTTCTGGAACAGCTGGGCGAGAGCATCCTTCAGGTACCGCCCGGCGTTCCTGATGTCGCTGAACGCCCGCATGAACGCATCGGTGAGCGTGTTCGAGATGTCGTCGTACGCCGACTTCCACATCGCCTTCTGCTGCGCGAGCGACTCCTGCAGCGCCTTCGCGCTCTCGTTCGCGCCGAACGCCGCATTGATCGACGCGATCCGCTTCCGGACCTCGTCGAGCCGCGCGGCGTAGTCCTCGGCGCTCTCGCCGGCGCGCTGCTCCATCTGGGCCTGTAGCTGCATGAGCACGATGTAGCGCTGCCGCTCGGTGGACGTCATGCCCATCGTGCGGGTTTCGAGCTCCAGCTGCGCGATGAAGTCGTCGGCCGCGCTGAGCGCGCCCCGGTACGCCCGCTCCTGGGCCGCGGTCCACTCGTCGAATTCCTTCTTGATCTCGGCCGCCGTCTTGGCCGCGCCCTTGGCGTCGGCGTCGAAGTCGCGCACCGCCTGTTGCGCCTGGATCAGGGTGTCGTACTTGGCGATGATCTCGAGCTTCTGCGGCTCGGCGAGCTTCTTCCAGGCCTCGCTCGCCATCAGCTCCTCGAGCTCCCGCTGGGCCGGCACGAGCTGCTCGCCCGAGAACGTCGCCTTCAGCTGCGCGTCGGTCGCCGCGAGCTTCTGGTTCAACTTGTCGATGAGCTTGGTGTACTCGTCGACTTTATCGCCCGCGCCTTCGAGGCCCTTCTTATCGCCCACGTACCCCGAGTCGCGCTTGCGATTCAGCCGGTCGTTCTGGTCCCCGAACGTCTCGCCGCCCAGGGCGGCGGTGATCTCCTGGCGCTGACGGAGCTTCAGGTACTCGAGCTGCTGCTCCAGGCGCCGGATCTGTTCCTGGTTGGGCGCGCTGTCGACGTAGTTCCGGGTGACCGGGTCGTACTCCTTGCCGGGTTGCCGGGCGGCGTCGAGCTGCGCCCGCACCTCGGCGAGGTTCTCCGCGGTCGACTTGAACGGGTTCATGGTCCCGAAGAGCTGCAGGGCCCTCCAGAACCCGCCGGCGATCCTGATCCCCTCGCGCAACTGCTCGAGGAAGTCGATCATGGCCGGCGCGGCACTCGTGACGAGCCAGCGCCGCCAGGCATCGCCTTCCTGCAGCAGGCGGCGCCACTCGCGTGCGAGGTTCTCCGAGACTCGCGCCTGCTCGGCGGTGACCGATGCGGCCACGCCCTGGGACCGCGCGATGTCATTCAGCATCGGGATCATCCGCGCGCCATCCCGGCCGAGGATGTCGTTCACGAGCGCGACCTTGCTCGCGCCGTCAGCGTACTGGTCGAGCTTGACCGCGAGCTGCTGGAGCGCTTCGGCGGGGTCCTTCGTCGTGATGCCGAGGAACGCCAGCGCCTTCTGCGCCTTCGTCGACTCCTGGTCGACGCCGTTGAGCGAGCGCGCTACCTTGAGAAGCACGCTCTGGTACTGCTCGAAGCTCGCCCCACCGATCTCGGCCGCGTTCGCCTGCCGCGACATCGCCTCGACCGACGACCCGGTCGACGCCGCCAGGTTCGAGAACGCCTCGCCAAGGCGCACCGTCTGGGTGAACGCCTCGATTGTCGCCTTGACGACCTGGACCAGGCCGTCCGCCAGCATCGTGCCCGCGGCCGCTCCCAGCGCCGCCGCCCTGGTCATCGACGCGCCCATCTGCGCCGAGCCGCGATCGGCCTCGCCGGCCGAGCGCTTGAGCCGGTCGATCTCCTCGCGCGCCACGCGCACCTGCCCCACGAACGCGCTGCCGTCCGCGGTCAACCGCAGGCTGAAGTTCAGGCTGTCACTCATCGGGGAGCGCCGGCACCTCGCCGTCGCGGGCGTTGCGGACCGGCAGCGCGGCCGCCTCCATCAGGCGCAGCCCCGCGAACACCTCGGAGTGCCGCTCGGGCGGGATGCCCATGAGCGCGAGGGTCGGCGGAATCGCGGCGTAGTCGAGGCCGATCGCGATCGCGCCGGCGAAGCCGGCCGCCACGCGCCACTGGGTTCCGAGGGCGGTGAACACGTCGACCACCTCGACGTTCTCCTCGTAGATCTCGAAATCGCGCGCCCGGGCCTCTTCCGCGCGCGCCGCCTCGATCGCCTCGATCGGCGCGCCCGCGCGCGCCAACTGGGCAGCGACATGGTCCGGGTCGCCGGCCGGGCCGCGCGCCCAGTGACGCGCGGCCTCCATCAGTTTTTTGCCCTGGCTTTCGGCATGCCCGACCAGAACGCGGCCAGGATCGCCGGCCCGAAGCCGAACTCGAACGCGGTGCGCAGCCCCGACTCACTGAAAGGCAGCTTCTCGCCGTCGTCGTCGACGACCTCGTCCCAGTCTGCGACGACCTCGAGCAGGAGCTCGTCGTCGAAGCCGCGCGTCTCGGCGATCCGGTCGGTGATCTCGCGCAGCCGCGGCAGCGGCAGCCGATGGAACTGCACCCTGAACTTGACCTCGACGCGCCGTCCGTCCTCGGCCTGCACCTCGGCCTTGACCGGCGCCCAGAAGCGCGGCGACTGGGTCAACTTGAACATGGGGGACCTCGCAAAGCGGGAATGCCGCGGGACCGCCGCGGCGCCGGTCGTTCCTGCGCCGCCTACAGCGCCGTGATCGTGAACTCGTCGTTGCCGGTGTTCGGGTTGAACGTCGTGTTGAACTTGAGCGCGAGCGTGCCCTCGTACTCGGTCTCGTCGACGTCGACCAGCTGCATCTTCGGAGCGTCGAGCTTCACCTTGTTCCCGGCGACCGTCCCGTGGGTGAGCGTGAACGCCTGCAGCGTCGCGTTGCGCACCTGGGTGAAGTAGTCGTTCGACGCGACGGTGACCGCCTCGACTGTGATCGAGCCCTTCGGCTTGCGGTCGACCGGCGCGAGCGTCTCGTTGTTCATCCAGATGGCGTGCGAGATCTCGCTCGCCATGTCGGCCGAGAACGCCGCGCACTTCGCCGCGTACGCGCCCCAGGTGAGCGTGCCGGTCCAGGCCGGGATCGACGCCTTGGGCTGTTGGAAGCCGGAGAAGTCGGCGCCGCTCGCGATCGCGCCGTCGGAGACCGCGACGTACTTGCCGGTGAGCGTGAACTTGAAGTGCGGGATCTTCTTGGCCGCCATGTCGACCGAAAGCGAGCCGTGCGCGCCGGTCATCTTGTAGATGGTCCCGTCGCGGTAGACGTAGATCGTGCCGAACTCGAAGCCCGACGAGATCGGGTTGTAGACCGCCGACACGCCGGCGTTGATCGTCTCGGCGAAGCCGCACATGCGCAAGAGCGGCGCGTACTTGGGCGCCGTACCCGCGGCGCCGCTGCCCGCCATCTCGACGCTGAATTCGACCATCGCCTCCTCGACGACCGGGATCTGCTCCGAGTTGCCGAAGTACGGCCGCATCAGGTTGCGCGCCTCGCTCTGCACCTTGAGCGGGGTCACCTTGAGGTCCTTGGCGAGGATCGCATTCAGCGCGGCCGTCGGCGTCGCATCGGTGAACTGCGTGGCCTCGACCTTCGCGAGGACCAGATACTTCTTGGGAGAGGCCACGGGTTACTCCTTGCCCGGCTCGAACGCCGGGACCTGGGTGGGGTGCTCGACGCGCGTGAGCGAGCCGTCGGCGTTGCGCACGTAGCTGCCGCCTTCGGCCGGCGGCATGAACAGCGTCTGGGGCTCGTCGTTCGCCGGGGTCGCCGGCGGCGCGATGACCGCGGTGGGCTTCGGGGGCTTGATCGCCATCAGCTGCTCCGGATCGTCGTCAGGGTTGCGAAATCGTCCTGCCAGAACAGGACCTGGTCATCGAAGTCGAGCAGCGCGCCGCCGGCGTACTCGAAACCGGCGAACGCCGCGTCCGGCGACCAGTTGAGGAGCTTCGCGAAGACCGCCTCGCGCAGGTCCTGCAGCGCCTCGTTGGCGGCGCCGCCCACCGGGTCCTGCCGGTTCTGCACCGCGAGCACCACGCCCAGGCGCGGCGCGACCTGCTGCTGCACGATCTGGTTGGCGAACGGGTTCGCCTCCGCGCGCATCGCCACCGGGATGACCCAGGCCGCCGGCACCGCGACCACGCCGCCACGAATCGCCTTCGCGTACGCGACCGCGCCGTGCACGTTGCTCTTGAGCGCGGCGATGGTCTTGAGCCGCGTGATCGTGGAGGCGAGCCGCATCGATCATCAGTAGTCGGAAAGGAGCGCGGCGGAGAACGTGCGGTCGGGGGCGGCCACCATCACGCCGGCGCCAGGAGCGGGCGCCGGCGACCCGTCGGCGGCGAGCGAGAGCTCCGCCTTGCCGGTCGCGATCGCCTTCAGGAGCTCCACGCAGTCCTCGTAGCGGCGGCGCACCTGCTCGGTGACGCGGTCCTCGTGCAGGTAATAGCGCGCGATGTCGCAGCACACCCGGTTGATGACGTCCGGCACCGGCGCGAGCGGCACCAGGTAGCGCGCGCCGACGTAGCTGTCGATCTCGGCCTGGGCGTCCGCGATCGCGCGTGTCACGACCGCGGCATTGATCGTGACGCCCGCGGTACGGTCGGTGAGCTGCGCGAGCTCCTCGGTGCCGTAGCGCGTCTCGAGATCGACTTGGGCGGCGTACACGGCGGCGACCGGCTACTTCGCCGGCTTCTTCGTCGCGGGCTTCTTCGCCGCCTTCGCCTTCGCGCCCGGCCCCCGGCCCGCCGGCGCGCCGGCGGGCGGCGCTCCGCTGGCGTCGCCCGCCTCCGACATGCCGCTCTCGGGGGGGTATTCGGTGTCGTCGACGGGCTCGACGTGGCCCATCTCGACCAGGTGCAGCACGTCCTTCGGCGCGGCCTCGAACGTGTCGCCCGGGCGCCGATCGCAGACGACCGTCACCGGTGCGCGTGCGATGTAGCGCTTCATCACGCCACCGCCGGCGAGATCAGGTAGCCCGCCGTCGCGCCCGCGATGACCGGCTGCACCGAGTCGGTCACCGGGTAGCACCAGCTCTTGATGTTGGGCTCGTAGTACGGCGACTCGACCATCGCCATCCCCTTCAGGCGGTAGGTGTAGCCGAACGACGGCAGGCCGAGGTCCGCGAGACCGCCGAGCTCGGTGTAGGCGAGCACGACGTTCTTGCCCCACGCGTCGACGAACGCGCCGGTGGCGTCGGTGTAGACCGCGCCGCCCACCAGCACGCGCTGGACGCCGAACAGCGAGGCCAGCAGCTCCGCGGTCGGCACGTCGCGACCGGTGTACTTGATCCGGTCGATGATCTTCGAGTGGACGCGCAGCGCCTTCATGACCTGGGCGCCCACGACGACGGTGTTCGGATAGCGCCCGATCGTCGCGCGGATCGCGTCCTTCGCCGTCTCGATGTTGGCGATCGGATCGGAGGCGCTGGCGTCCGACCACAGCGTAGCGCCCGCGAGCGCCGTGTTCTTGTGCGCGGCGTCGTAGTTGCCCGCGGTCGTGGCGAGGTTCGCCTGGTCGACCTCGAGGCGCAAGCCCATGATGTTCTGGGTCTTGTTGACCGCGAGCGAGGCCGAGTCGATGCCCGGGACCGCGGCCGCCTCCTGCCACTGCTCGACGGTCACGACACCTTCGAGCGAGTAGTCGGTGAGCGCGTACGCCTGCGACGAGTAGCCGAAGACCACGCGCTTGGTGGCGGAGCCCGGCGCGCGCGCCGAGTTGTACAGCGCGAAGTCCTCCTTGCCGAACGCGACGATCTTGCCGCCGCGCTGGTCGACGGGGACCGCCGGGAACAGCGCGCCGCCCACGAAGTCCGGGTTCCGCCAGCCCTGGGCGACTTGGGTCAGGACCGGATCGATGACGCGGGCCTGACCGGGAGTGAGTTGAGGCATGTGCGCGACTCCTTACGCCACGTTGGGGATGAGGACGGCTTCGACGAACTGACCCGCGCCGGTGGCCGCCTCGAGCGCGAGCGCGATCTTGGCGCCCGAGGTCACCCAGACGATGCCGCGACCGGAGGCGTCGGCCTTGAGCGTCGCGCCGGCGGAGAACGCCGCGCCCGACTCGATGACGACCGTGCCCAGCACGTCGACCGGAATCTTGTCGCCGGAGACGGCCGCGGTGCGTGCGACGCCCAGCGTGTTGGCATCGGCGCCGGCCTGGGCGCCCGCGGGCGTCACGAAGCGGTTGGCCGCGACCGTGCCGGTGGCCGCGACCGTGAGCGTCAGGACGGGGATGGACTGCTGCATGTCAGGCTCCCTTCTCGACCGCGCGCGCGGCCGTCATGTAGTCGATGTCCGGATGCGCCGCCCGGTAGGCGACGATCCGGGCGTGGAGCTCCGAGCGCTCGGGGTCGACCGGCATGCCCTGCGGCGCCACGAAGTCCACCGCCGGAACCGGCCGGTGGTCGCCGGGCGCCCGCTCCCCGAGCTCGACCTTTGCCGGCTGCGCCTCCAGGAAGGCGACGAGCCAGTCGTGCATCGAGCTCTTCTTCGCGGCGTCGGTCTCGCCGAAGGCGACCGTCTCGGCCTCGACCGCGGCCATCGCGGCCAGGAAGGCGACCACGCCGGCGCGGTGCGCGGGCAGCAGCCGCCCGGCGCTGACGAGCGCCTCGACGCGCGTCTGGTCGGCGGCCGCGATCGCGGCGAAGCGCGCCGTGCGGCCCGCCGCCTCGAGGTCGTTGCCGCGCTTCTTCTCCGCCGCGAGCTCCGCCTCGAGCTCGGCGATTCGTGCCGTCGACATGTCGTCGTCTCCTCCGGTGATCGCCGGTTTGGCCGCCGGCGCGGCGTAGATCGGGGCAGGGATCGGCGACTCGTCCGAGCGCGCCGCGCTCTCGATCGAGTCGATCTGCCAGGCGGGGATCGCCCGATCGGCGTCTTCCAGGCCGAAGCGGGCGATGAAGGCGTCGCGGATCGAGCGGAACATGCTCGCGACCAGCGACAGCGCGTAGGCGTCGGAGAACTCGACCACGCCCGCCTCGTCAGCGGCGAAGCTCGCGCTCTTGAGGCCTTTGACTGCGGGAGCGGCGGCGCCGAGGAATCCGACATGGCGCAAGTACCACGTGCCGGGCACCGGATTGTTCGGCGCGTCCGGCAGGTAGAACGAGGCCGAGATCTTCTTGAACCGGCCGGCGTTGACCAGCTCCGCGAACGATGCCTCGACCTGGTGCGGCTCGGCCTCCAGCGGCTCGCCGTCACTGTGGGCGAGCGACTTCACCCAGCCGTACGCCGGCGCGTTGATATCCGGATGACCGACGACGAGCGGCGCCTCGAACTTCGCCGGGTCGTACGCGGCGGCGCAGGCCGCGATGTCCGCGTCGGTGAACTCGATCGTCTTGCCGTGCATGTCGGTATGCCGACCCGCACGGAAGATTTGCAGTCGCTTCGCCATGACCGCCATCTTGGCGATCGCCGAATCGACCGGGAACGCTGAAGCGTTTCAGTGCGAAGGACGATCGCCGCGATGACCGCACGGCGGCGGGAGACTTCTACATCGGGGACGGCGGATCAGAGGCGGCCCTGGATGGGGGCGTGTCGCAGTTCGTGCACCTTGACGATTCGCCTCTCGGTCTTGATCGCGCCAGGCGTGCCCGACTGCCGGATCAGCAAGTCGACCAGGAGAGAGTCGTCCTTGCCGAACAGCACGTCGTGTCGCTCGATGCGAGCCAGGAAGTCCTCATCGTCGATGGCCGCATGGAACGTCTGCTGTCCGTCGCTCAAGTCCCACTTGTTGTCCTTACGAAAGTCCGGCGACTCGAGCGTGAGCCAGATACGCACCGTGTTCTCGGTGAGCATTTCGAGCGGCACTAGCGTGCCGATGTAGGGCCCGCTCGACTGATCGATCTCCTCGAGCACCCGCCCTCCATATTCCAGCGCGATCGCGTTCACGCCCCTGCTCAACGGCGCCCGCACGAACCGGGCTGCCGCCTTTGCGGCATCCGGATTGGCGACCACGCTGAGCGTGTTCACATGGACGACGGTCACGTCGCCCTGGACGTTCTTGATCGTTACGGTATCGCCGTCACCGCGAACGATCTGAGCCGGCTCGCGGCCCTTGAGGAATTTCCAGAGCTCCAGTGCCGCTTTCGCAAGTTCGACCAGCTCGCGCGCGTTGGTGACGGACAGCAGGGTTGCGACCGCGCCCAGGTGGACCGCGAATTCGATCGCGAACGAGCCGCTCCTGAATGCGCGGACCTCGGTGCTGAGCTTGGCCTGCGGCCCGTAGAGCGCGCGCGTCGCGACGCCGAAGAAGTCTGCAAAGCCGACGATGTTGCCCGCGGCTTCATAGGCATCCATCCGGCCCTCGTCAACGGCCGGCCCCGAATACCGCAGCGTCAGCTGTCCGTCCATGCGAGGCTCCCGCGATTCCAAGCTGGCCGGATCATACCGGCACGCCCGCCGGGCGGGTCAGGTGACGCGCCCGGCCGCCGCGGCCGGCGTCACCTTATCCGCCTGCGCCGGATGCGCGCGACGTTCGCCATGACGATAGCGAGCGCGCCGAACACGACAGCGCCGCCGATCTCCGCGCGACCCGCGCGCTCGCCGGCGCCGATGCCGGCCACGATGATGGCGGTCACGAGGGCGCACCAGGCGCTGAAGGCGACCGCGGCCCAGAAATGGAATCGGCGCCTGAATGCGCGCCAGCGTTCCCGGTCGTGGGGCGCGCGGCGGCGCCGGCGGTCGAGCAAGTCATCCATGATCTATTCCAGCAACCATGCCGCGACGGTCGCGGCGACAAAGGGCAGCAGCGGGTCCATGCCTGGCACCGGCGGATCGACGTAAGCGGGTCGGGAAGGCCACTTTACGTCCGGCTCCGCCCGGCCGGTCCGGCGCCGTGGTCCGGTACCGGCCTCGGGAAGGCCCGTCCGGCCGCACGGAACCCCCGCGCTTTCGTGTGCCAGGGTAGCGGACGACCCAAACCACGCCGCGAGGGCCGCCGCGCCCAGAAGCCCGAAAAAGGGCCTTTCCGTCGATTCGGCCCGGATTCACAGACGCCACGCGGCTTTCAGGGCGTTGGCCGGTACATCGAGCAGTTTCGGCATGTCGACCGGGGGCACGACCAGAAACGGCCGGGCCGGAATCCGGATCTCGTGGGCGCCCACCGTGGCGCGCACCGCGCGCGCCTGCTTGTGCTTGCCGGAGGCGAAGATCGCGCCGCCCCGGGCATTGCGCAGGAGCGCGCCCGATCCGGTCGTGCGCAACCGCAGGCCCAGCTGCGGGAACGCCGCCCGCTGGATCGTGCCGCCGAAGTGCTGGATCGGGCCGTAGACGACGTTGGTGCCGACCGCGGCGTAGTCGCGGCCCGAGCTCGGCGTGATCGATGCGAGCCGCCCGGTGCGCTGCAGGATCTTCGCGCTCGATCCGGACTGGCGACGCTTGCGCAGGGTGGAGGGCGCAAGCGGCGTCCAGGCCGGGCGACCCTGGGCGCGGAAGTTCTCCTCGACCGAGTCGTGCATCACGCCGGCCATCCCGCGCATCACCGGCGTCAGGTCTTCGCCGAGCGCGACCAGCGCGGCGAGCGCGGGGGTCGCCTCGTCGACGGTGATCTCGATATTCGTCTGCATGAGTGCTATCCTTCAGCGCGTCGCGGGTGACGCTTGGAAATTTTCTGCTCCCAGGCACGCTCTCCCCTCGCGGGGACTGTGGATGGCGGGACCGCAGGCCGCCCATCCGCGACCCCTCATCTTCCCGGGGCGCCGATCAAGTCCTCCAGGCTGCCCTGCAGCGTGTCGTAGCGCCGCGCCCCATAGCCTCGCGGGTCGACCAGCCCGAGACTCGATGCCAGGTATGGCCGAGTCGTGCCGCGACGGAGCTGTTCGATTTCGACGGACACTCGGATGGCGAGATGCGGCCAGTCCCGCGATCGCACGAGGAACACCAGATTCCGCTTCTCCGTATCCCACAGCACCACGGCTTCCCTCGCGAGCAGCTCCGGCAGCGGCACCATGTCGCTGAGCATCGGCAACCGCGATTGCTCGTACGCTCGCTTGCCCTTCGGCCCGCCGAGTAGCCGCGCCTCGATCGCGTAGGCGAGCTGCCCCGGCTCGACGCCGAGCCTACGCAGTTGCGTCACCACGTTTTCGGAGAGGTAGCCGAGTACGCGCGCTTCCGGTCCACCGATGTTGCCGGCCATCGCGTCAGCCGCGAACCCCTTCCAATCCGCGACCATCGGCAACGCCGTGACGTGCGCGGCGAGCGCCCCGTCGACTTCCTTGCCCGCGAGCCCCAGCGTTACGAGCCGGTCGGCGATCGCGACGTCGGACCAGCGCGGCGAGATCGCGGGGTTGCGGTCGAAGCCGACGTCGGGCGAGAACGAGCGCCCGCCACCCAGGTCGAGCACGAGCCGCGAATCGATGACGCCGTCCGGCGACTCCACGGCCACGTTCCGCGTGCGTCCCGTGGAGCTCGTCACGGCGATCCCTCGCGCGCGCACGTCGTCCTCGGACAACGCGCGTACGCGGCAACGGCAGTTGTAGCCGTTGGGCGGGAAGATCGACTCCCAGATCGGATCGTCGGCGCGGAACACCTTGCCGTTCATCGCCGCGTGCGTTGGCCGGGTGCGGTCGTCCATCACCGCCACGTACTCCCAGTACGGCCGCTCCTTGCGCATCGCATCGAGCGCCTGGTAGCGCCCGGCCATGTACGCGCTCTGTAGGTTGGTGCGATAGATCGTCGCGAGCCGCCGCGGCGAGGACAGGTCGACGCGCTTCGCCTCGCCGGTGCCGGCGTCCCGGTTGACCACGAAGCGCGGGCCCCACCAGCCAAGCGTGGTCAACCGCTCACGAAGCCCGGCCTTGAAGTCGGCGTACGTCGTGCCTTCCGCCAGTGCGCGCGTGAGCGCATCGCGGATCGCGATCAGGACGTCGACGCGGGCGACACCAGCGGCGGAGAACGACCCGGCCTGCACCGTGCGCGCGACGCTGCGCCAGTCCCAGTTGACGACGACATCGCGCTGCTCGAGCCACCGCACCGCCGCCTCGGGCGTGAGCCCGAACGCGAACGCGAGCGACGGCGCGGCCATCGGGCTCCGCTTAGACCGCCGGATCGGCGGCCGCGCGGCCGAACGTCTGCGCGACGAACATCGCGCGCCCGAGCATCGTTTCGAGCTTCGATCCGTCGAGGCTCGGGTAGAGCTCCGCCAGGCGCCCGAGCGCGTCCTGGTAGCCGTCCGCCGTCTCCAGCATGTCGATGACCGGCCTCAGCATCGCGCGCGCCTGCGCTTGCAGCGCGCTCGCGGGCAGCTGATCGAGCAGCTCGTCGATCGCCGCCTGGTCGGCCGGCACGAGATCGTCGGCGAAGGCCGGCGCCGGCGGCTCCTGGCCGGGATCCTGGCCCGGCGGGGGGAACGGCGGCGGGAGCGCCTTCGCCCGCTTCACCCAGCGCCCGCCGTAGGTGTCGACGATGTACTCGAGCTCGGGCTCGAAGCCCATCTCGTAGATCTTCCGGTCCCGCTCGACGCGCTGCGTCAGGTCCTCCGGGTCCTCCATCACCCGGTAGACCGTCGGCACCGGGGCGCCGGGCATGTTGAGCTCCACGATCCACGTGACGAGCGAATCGTAGAGGCACGAGGAGAGGAGGTCGGCGTCGAAGCGCGCGAGCTCGCGGCGCACCGCGCCCTGCTCGTCCGCGACACCGCTGCCGAGCCCGGTGCCCTTCGGCGTGGTCGACAGGATCTCGCCCAGCACCGCGAGCGACATCTGGTCGTCCATGTACCGGCACAGCTTGTCGTAGGTGTCGATCGAGCCCGCGCGCTGGGCCTCGATGAACTCGACCGCCATCGTGTCGGGGATCGCCACGCCGGCATCGGTCGCGAGCGCCTGCAGCGCCGCGAGCAGCCGCTCGCGCTCGGCCGCCTCGGTGCCGGCCGGATACTTGCCGAGCGCGGTGGGCGCGCCGTACTTGTCGGCGAAGGTGAGCCAGAACGTGATGCCCTTGCGCTTGAAGTAGGACGGCCAGAACAGCCGCGTCCCGAGCCCCAGCCCGTACGGGCTCTCCTCCTTGCTGCCGAACGCGTAGACGACGAACTTCCGGTCCGGGAGCCCCTCGCCGTCGAACAGGTTCTGCTGGACGAGCAGCCGCAGCTCGCCGGCCTCGTTGAACACGAAGCGCCGCTGGGCCCGGACCTTCGCGCGCCGCGCCACCAGCTGCGCGCCGTCGACCTCCCACAGGATCTCGGCCACCGCGAAGCCCTTGAGGATCGCGTCGAGCAGGTCGTAGGTGAGCTTGTCGAAGTTGAGCCGCCCGAGCTGCGCGCGCACGAGATCGGCCGCCTGGCGCGCGCGGCGGCTCTCGTCGGCCGGCTTCACCTCCCACGGCCGGGCGATGACCGCCGCCTTGCGCTTGTGCAGCACCGCGTAGGCGTGGCAGTCCCGCTCGATCTCGTCGTAGATCTTGAGGCCTTTGCCCTGCCCGCGCGTGGCGAGCGTGTCGTCCTGGGGCAGGAGCCGGCCGGAGAAGTGCGGGATGAACGGGTCGCGCGCGATGGTCGCGACCTCGTCGGTGAGCTTTTTCTTCGGGACGGTCAGGTCGGTCATGGGGTCACCCGGCGAGGTAGTCGGCGGCGATGCGCGCACGCGCGGGCCCGATCGAGGCGAACTCCAGCGGCTGGCCCGCCGCCACCGCGATCATCCACAGCATATGGAGCGCGTCGGGACCGTCGTCGTGGTCGTCCGGCCAGTGGCGCAGCTGCGTGATCAGCGCCTGCTGGGACGGGTGCAGCAGGATCAGCCCGTTGGCGATGTGCGGCTCCAGGCTCTCGATGCGCAGGTCCTTGTCGGCGTGCGGCACCACCCCGATCGCCGGCACCGGGACGCCCTGGGCGGCCGAGCGCCGCACGAGCTCCGTGCGCAGGAACTCCTGGAACTGCACCGCCTCGATCGCCCAGCGCAGGCACCGGTATTCGCGCTGCATCTCGATGATGTCGCTGATGATCTTGTCGGGCACCCGGCGGGCGATCTTCGCCTCGACCACATGGAGCTTCCCGATCTCGCGGGCGTAGCCCCCCACCAGGATCGCGGACGGGTCGCGCTTGCGATTGAGCCGCCCGAGCGACGGGTCGCAAGCGCCGAAGTAGACCCACGTGTGCCCGACGTGGACCCAGAACTTGATCTTGCCCGGCTCGGCGAACGGATTGTCCTCCGAGGTCGGGTCGTTCTGGAGCTCCGAGTCGAACGCGTGGTGGCCGTCGCGCGCCCGCAGCAGCATCAGCGTGTAGAGCGGCCGCATCGACGGCCACGACACCTTCGCGCCGTCCTCCATCGCCTTGCGATGCGCCGCGTAGTACACCCGGGCCGGATCCTCGCCCTCGTTGAGCAGAATCTCCTCCCAGCGGTCCCACAGGTCCATCCGGCCGGGCGGGGAGAGCAGCGCCCTGAACGTGTGGGCGACCCACAGCGGATTGCGCAGCGTGCGCATGAGCACGCTGTCGGGCCCGAGGATCGTGCCGACGTAGAGCACGTCGAGCGAGTCGTCCGGGGGGCCCAGCTTGAGCACCGTGCGGTTGAGCCAGCGCTGCAGCTTGTCGCGCTGCTCCGGGCTCTCGACGTTCTCGTCGTTCTCGATGTCGTCGAGCACCACCAGGTCGGGGCGGTGCGGGCCGTGGCGCAGGCCGCGCATGCGCTTGCCCGAGCCGAACGCCATCACCTTGCGCTCGTCGGAGGTGAGGATGACCCCGGCGTTCCACACCCGCCCCTGCCCGGTGGCGTCCGGAAAGTCCATCAGCAGGCGCGGGTTCGTGGTGAGCTCGGCCTTGATCGCCTCGAGCATCGTGGCCGCCTGCTCGAAGGCGTCCATGATGATCGGCACGAACCGCTTGCGGCCGGTCACGAGGCACCAGATGACCCCGATCTGCGTGATGTTGGTCGACTTGGCCTCGCCGCGCGGGGCCGCGATCGCGGTCTTCTTGCCTCTGCCGGCGACGAGCTCGGGGAAGTGGGCGTAGAGCCAGCGGTGGAACGCCGACGGCTCGGCCGTGACGTAGTGCGGGAAGTAGGTGCGCGCGAAGTACTCGTAGTCGCCCTGCACGCGCTCGCGCCGCTCGCGCGCCGCCTCGTCGTCGGGGTCGAACCCGTCGACCTCCGCCTCGATCTTGGCGCGAAAGCCCGCCGCCAGATCCTCGATCTGCGTGAGGAACTGCTTGCGCGAGATCTTCACTCGAGCGTCGCCGTGAGCTCGGCGCCGAACGGCTCGAGCACCTCGAGCAGCGCCGGCGCCGCCTGGGGCGCCTTCTTCCGGATGAACTGCGCGAGCAGGTCGAGCACCTCCATCGCGATCGCGAGCTTCGAGAGTTGCGGGTTGGCGCGCCGCATCGCGGCCGTCGTCTTGCCGTAGGCGTCGGCGAGCTTCGAGAGCGCCTCGACTTTCTGCGGCGCCTTGAGGTCCTCGTTCTCCTTCAACTCCCTGAGCGTGCCCTGGAACAGGTGCACGAATTGCTCCAGCACGTTCGCGGCGAGCACTTCCTCGCCGCGCCGCGTCATGCGCACCGCGGCGCGCGCGGTCTCCCAGTTGTCGCCCCGCTCGAAGGCGAGGCGCTTCCAGCGCTCGACCGTCCGCTCGGGCAGCCGGTGGCGGCGCTCGATGTCCTTGAGGTTCAGGCCCTCGAACACATAGGAGGCGCGCACCGCCTCCCGGACCTGCTTGCTGTAGGCCATCAGCCGCCCCCGGTCTTCACCCGCAGGAACTGCCGGATGCCCTCGGCGATCAGCGTCACACCGGTCCCCGCGAGCATGCCGGTGATCGTGCTGTTGCGCACGTTGTTGTCCTGCAGCTTCGCCACCTTCGTCTCCACGGACGACAGGCGCGCCTCGTGCGCGGTCGACGTGGTCTTCACCGTCGCCACCTCCGAGAGCAGCGCCGCCTGTTGGAGCGCGAAGTTGTCCTGCTTGGTCATCATCACCGCCTGGCTGGCGACGACCTGCTGCAGCGTCCCGGCGATCTCGCCCAGCTTCATCGCGATCTCGTCGCTCTGCATCACCGCCCCTCGCTCGTGCGCGCCTCGCGGCGCAGGTAGTCGTCGCGGCAATCGGGGCCGCACCAGCGGGCGCCCGCGGTCGGCGCCTCGCAGTTGAGACAGCGGTCCGTGGACGGGATCGACTCCGCGGCGCGCTGCCTTGCCTGCCGGAGCTCCAGATCCCGCCACAGGTCGCTCACGTCGGCGGCGCGGTCGGCGAGGTCCATCCGGGTGTCGCGCGCGGACTCATCGTCAGCGCCGCCGGCGGACGGAGCCGGGCCAGCCCGGCTGGTTCAGGTTGCGCACCGACGGGTGCTTCCACGTCTCCTCGATGTACGCCTGCGGGAGGCCCATACCGCCCCACACGCCGTAGCCGTTCACCTTCGGCGCGCCGGCGGCGTACCAGTTGCGCGCGTTCTCGCCCATCGAGAGCTGCGGGTTGTAGGCGTACGACGCGCCGAGCGGGTTCCAGCCGATCGTGCCGGGGCTCGTGACGACCTCGTTCGCGTTCAGGCCCTCGACGTCGGGCCCGACGATGAACGTCTCGCGCGGCTGCTCGCCGCCGAGCATCCCGCGCCGGATGTTGACCTCGTTGTAGTCGCTCACGCTCGCGCCGGCCATCGCGCCGACCAGGCCCTTCATCCAGAAGTCGCGCGCGAAGTACCGGCCGTCGGCCGACAGGTAAGGGGCGATCACCTCGCCGAGCAGGCGGGAGCGCACCTCGGTGGGCAACGTCTGGTCGGTGAAGCGCGGGTCCAGATCGAGCAGCGTCGGCGTCGTGCGCGGCGCGGGCGCCGGCTCGTTGGCGCGCAGATCGGCCAACATGGCTTCCAGGCGGGCGATGAGGTCCGCGTTCACGGGGGTGGGCATGGTGACTTCTCCTTGAGCTTGGGTGAGGGCGGGCCTACCGGGGCGCCGCGAACGACGGCGCCGGGCGGCGCGAGAGCTGCTCCATCGTGATGTCCTTGAGGGAGTTGTTGCGCGTGGTGCCGAAGCGGTAGGCGACGATCGTGCCGAGCGAGCCGAACACCGCGCCGATCAGCGGGCCCACCAGCGTGAGCATCGATGTCGACGGCTCGTGGCTCGGGCTGAACGCGGTCTGGATCCCCATGATCGCGAAGCAGCCGGCCAGCGTGCCGACGACCAGCCCGATGATCGCCTTGACGACCAGCGGCCCGACGTCGTTCTCGCCGTCGGCGCGACCACGCACGCCGGCGGCATCGCGGCCGGCGTCTTCCTCCGCCCACACCGCCTTGTCGTGCATCGCGATCTTGTCGAGCAGCGGCGCGAGCCTGTCGAGCGCCTCGAGCGCCGACGTCTCGGCCTGCTGGGCGAGCACGGGATCGGCCTTGACCGCAGCCACCGCGGCGACCGGGTCCGCCTGCCTGGTGAGCGCCTGCGCCGTCGCGAGGATGCTCCCCGCGATCTGGTTGCCGATCTCCGGGTTGTCCGTGTGCCGGTTGATCTCGGAGGCGATCTTCTGCTTCGCGAGCGGTGTGAAGGCCTCGATCATCGACTGGACCAGCGGGACGACGAGCGGCGCGAGCGCGAGCAGCGGGGCGGGCATGGGGGCCTCCTGATCGGGATTGAAGATGCGTCCGGAGTCCTCCGGCGGGGCCCAGGGGACGCTGCGGTCCTCGATCGGCGCAGGCTCCTGCGTGGCGGGGTCGGCGAGCTTGCCGCCCCAGCGCTGGTACACCGCGCGGCAGGAGTCGAGCGTCATGCGCCGGTTCTCCGCGCCGCCCGGGAGGCTCGTCCAGGTCGCGCCGAGCTTCGCGATCGCGCTCTCCAGCCGGCCCGCAATGACGTCGTCCAGCGCTCCGCGGCGCGCGATCAAGGCCACCGCCAGCAGGTCCTGCGACTCGGGCGAGAAATCGGTGACGCCGACCCACGGCGCAATGTCGTCGTAGGTGGTCGCGGTGATCTGGTAGGCGCCCGCGGCGCTCGACACGCGGCCACCCGTGGTCGGCTCGAATACCCGCGGATGGCGCGTGAAGTCCCGGAAGTACGCGACCGGCTTGCCCAGGCCGCCCCAGCGCATGCCGTAGGCGATCGGCTGCTGCGAGGACTCGCCCTCGCGCAGGACGCGCAGGAACGCCGCGACGTTCGCGGACGTGAGCGCGGCACCCAGGCGCACGCGGTCGGTCACTGGGTCGGCCCTCGCGGCTCGAACCTCGGAGGGTCGAATCGACACAGCCCTTTCGGGCTCGGGTACTCCCACCGCGCCATGAAGGCGCAGTTGATGAGCCCGACCGCAGCCGCGTCAGCAGCCTGCGCCGGCGAGCTGTGCCTGCAATGCGCGCACGTCGACATCGCCTCCGTCATGGAGGCAATGTCGCGCGGAGTGAATCAGGGGGGGAGGCTGAAGGAGTTCAGAACGGGCGCCTATCGGACGTTGGTGTGGGCCCACCACACCACCCGCCCGACGATAGCCATCTTCTGGTCTTCGGCCTGAGCAGGCAAGACCGTCACGGCCGGGTAGGCCGGATTGTCGCTGATCACCTTGAAGCCGCCGACCGGAAGTCGCTGCAGGCGTTTCACCATCACGGCGTCGTCCTCGCGCAGCACGTAGATGTCGTCGCGCCAGAGGCGCGTCTCCTTCATGTTCACCATCACCATGTCGCCGTCGGCGAGCGTGGGCCACATGCTGTCGCCGTAAACGACGACCAGGCGCAGGTCCTGCGGGCTCATCCGCAGATCCCCTTCGAGCCATGCGCGGTCGAACGCGCGCGTCCCGACAACGCGCTCGCGGTCGACGAGCAGCCCTTCACCTGCGGCGACGCGCACGTCGAGCAACGGAATCTCTACATAGCGGCGCTCTGGCGCCGCTCGAACCACGATGCCGGTTGGCCCGTCAATTCCCGTGGCCAGCCAGCCGACGTCCATCTTGGATGCGCGAGCGATCGCGATCAGACGGCCAATCTTGATCTCCGCCCCTTTGATGTAGCGCTCCAGTGTTCTTGTGGGCACGCCCGATCGCTCTGACATGGCGTCGGCTCCTCCCACAGCTGCGATGCATTGCGCAATTCGCTGGCCGCGCGCCCTGTCTTCAAGTGCCACGTCCGCAGGGTCGTCCGCTAGATCTTCCGGTAGCTCAAGAGGTTGTCGAGGCATGGATGAGGCTCCGCCAATAATAGGTTGACACGCCGCCATTAGTGGTCTAGTGTTACGTGGAAATGGTGTTTCCCTTGTACGCGACCGTCAGGACTGCGGATGATAGAAGCTCCACGTAGTGTTTTGGCGGACCCCGACAAGCGGTGGGGGTGGGTGATCTACCAGCTGAACCTCCGCGGGAAGACGCTGGTGGACGCCGCAAGAGCCGGCCAGGTCAATCCCTCGACGCTCTACCAAGTCAAGTACCGGCGGTACCCGAGGATGGAGCGCCTTCTGGCCGCGGCCGTCGAGGTGCCGGTCGACAAGCTTTTCCCGGATCGCTACGACCGTCACGGCATCCCGCTCCGCCGGACGGTAGCAAGAAGCGCTACTGGTCGCAATCGTCGGCGCGTCAGAGGCAAGCGATGACCCGACGACCCGCCGAACACGGCCTCGGCTTTCGGCTACGGAAAGCGCGCGAGGCGAAGGGGCTGTCCTTAAGGCAGCTCGCGCTTCGCTGCCTGATCGCTCCAAACACCCTTTCGTCGTTTGAGAACAACTCGCGGCTCCCAAACGCCGTCGGCTTTCGCCAGTTCATGAACGTCGGCATCAGCGCCAACTGGCTGCTCTCCGGGCGTGGGCCGATGTTCGTCGATGAGGATGAGAGGGACGCATGAAGGACCACTACACCGCGGCAGAGCTTGGGGCACACCGACTTCCCGGGCTACCACGTACGCGGTACGGGATGGCAGAACGCGCCGCCCGCGAGCACTGGCCCTCCCGCCCCCACGCCGGCCGTGGCGGCGGCGTCGAGTACCCGATCACCTGTCTTCCGCCCGCCGCCCGCGACGAGCTGCTCCGCCGCGTGACGGCCGGCACCGTTTCTACCGCGATCGTCGCAACGCCGAGCTCCTCCCCCACGTCAGCCTCGGACGACTCCTCCGACGGGGGCGCCCTCGCACCGAGGGCACCGGAGGCGATCGCGGCTTCTCTTCCCCCGCCCGAGCACCTGAAGGACTGGCAGCGCCGCGCAGCCGAGGCGCGCGGCGCGATCTGCCTTGAGATCGAGTGTCTGGCGGCGACGAGCTCGATCGAGCAGGCGATCCGCTCCCTCGCCGAGCGGGCGGCGCAGGACGAGGAGTTCGGGCGGCTGGTCGCGGTCGCGAACGCGCGGCGCGGCGAGGCGGCCGGGCGCGGGCTGTCGCGCCGCACGGTGTACCGCTGGCTCGCCGAGCGGCAGCGCGGCTTCGCGGCGCTGGCCCCGCGGGCGACCTCCGAGCTGCAGGTGCCGGTGTGGGGCGCGGCCGCGATCGAGCTCTATCAGCAGCCGCAGAAGCCCGCGCTCGCGACGATCGTCGCCGAGCTGCCGCAACACCTGCCCGCGGGGATCGAGCCGCCGAGCTACTACGCGGTCCGGCGGCTGCTCGGGCGCATGGGCGCGGTCGAGCGCGAGGCCGGCCGGATGCTCGCGCGCGAGTTGATCAAATTGCGGCCCTTCGTGCGGCGCGACACCTCGACGCTCGCGCCCTGCGACGTCTACACGGCGGACGGCCACACCTTCGACGCCGAGATCGCGCACCCGTTCAACGGCCGGCCGTTCCGCCCGGAAATCACGACGGTGCTCGACGTCGCCACGCACAAGATCGTGGGCTTCAGCATCGGGCTGGCCGAGAGCACATGGACCGTGCTCGACGCGTGGCGCCGCGCGGTCGAGGCGCACGGCGTCAACGCGATCTTCTACGTCGATCGCGGCGCGGGCTTCAAGAACCGCCTGGTCGGCGACGAGGTCACCGGCTTCGCCGCGCGGCTGGGCACCGAGGTCCGGCACTCGCTGCCCTACCGCTCGCAGTCGCGCGGCCTGATCGAGCGTGCGCACCGGACGGTGTGGACCACGTTGGCGCGCCGCTTCCCGACCTACATCGGCGCGGACATGGACCCCGAGGCGAAGCAGCGGTCCTTCAAGCTCACGCGCAAGGAGATCCGCGAGCTCGGCTCGTCCCGGCGGCTCCTGCCGATCTTCGACTTCATCCGCCTGGCGAATGCGGCGGTCGCGCAGTTCAACGCGCGGCCGACGCGCTCGCTCCCGAAGATCGAGGGCGAGCACCTGTCTCCCGACGACGCCTGGAGCCGCGCGGTCGACGCAGGCTTCGAGGCGCAGCGGATTTCGCCGGCCGAAGCCGACGACCTCTTCCGCCCCTATGTCAAGCGATCGGTCAAGCGCTGCGAGGTGTCGATCTTCAACAACACCTACTTCTCCGCCGCGCTGGAGGACTACAACGATGAGTCGGTGCGCGTCGGCTACGACCTGCACGATGCCTCGCGCGTGTGGATCCGCGACCTCGAGGGGCGCCTGCTCGCGATCGCGCAGGTCGACGGCAACCGGCGCGCCTACTTCCCGCAGTCGGCGATCGACAGCGCCCGGGCCAAGCGTGCGCGCGGGCGCGAGCGTCGGCTGGAGGCGCAGCTCGAGGACGTGCGCCAGGAGCTCTCGCCCCCGGCGCAGATCGAGCATGCCCAGCAATTCACGTGGGGGACGCAAGTCCCCGTGTCCGAGGCGGCCGGGCAGGAACCGGCGCCGAGGGTAGCGGCGGAGCAGGAGGCGCTCCCGCGCGCGGACGCCGGCGTGGCAGGAGACGCCTCTCCGGAGCCCGTCGATCCGGATCCGCGCCCGTCGCTGTTCGCGCCCGGCGAAACCTACGCCGCATGGGTCGAGCGCAACCCGACGCGCGCGTCAGAGCACGAACACGCGTGGGCCGCGGGATACCGGAAGGGCCCCTCGAACCGGGAGTTCGAGCGGGCCTGGGAGGACGTTCGGCGAGCGCGTGAGAGCGAGCGCGAGGACGAAGACGATCGTTTTGAAACGGCGACCCGGTAGTTGGATCTACCGGGCCGCCTTTGTCAGAGCACCAACGGGCGTTGATCCAACCGACAAGAGGAGTCTACCAGAGTGAGAGCGCAATTCGTACCGATCAGCAACTACCGGAGGTTCCTGGAGGGCGTCGCGGCCGTGCAGGAGCGCGGCGCGCGCGAGGCGGGATTGATGCTGGTCACCTCGCAGGCGGGGTACGGCAAGACCGCGACCATCCGGTACTGGGCGACCCAGCACAAGGCGATCTACCTGCGCGCCTCCGTCCACTGGACGCCGCGCTACTTCCTCACCGAGCTCGCCCGCGAGCTCAACGTCGCGGCGACCGGGCAGACCCGGGACATGCTGCGCTCGGTCGCCGAGGAGCTCCACCTTTCGCAAAAGACGCTCATCATCGACGAGGTCAACCACTGCCTGCAGCGCGCCGGCGCCGCGCTCGAGGCGATCCGCGACGTCTCGGACATGACCGAGGCGGTCGTGGTGATGGTCGGACACGAGGACGTGCAGGGCCGGATCGCGCGCTACCCGCAGATCCGCTCGCGCGTGGCGCAGGTGGTCCAGTTCGCGCCGGCGTCGAGCGCCGACATCAGGGTGCTGGCCGACGCGCTGATCGAGCCCAGGCTCGAGGTCGACCTGATCGAGGAGATCCAGCGTCAGTCGGCCGGGCGCACGCGTGAGGTCATGAACGCGCTCGCCACCTGCGAGCGCGCCGCCACGCGGACCAGCGCGAAGCGCCTGGCGCTCAAGGACCTCTCCGGGCAGCGGCTGGTGTTCGAGTGGCAGCCGGGCCGCGGCCTGCCGGGGGCCCGCTGATGGCGATCCCGCGCGATCAACTCGGGCGGCCGTGGCCGGCGCTGCGCGTGCTGCGCGCGATCGACGAGCTGCAGCGTCCGCAGGAGTCGGCCGGCGAGCCGTACGTATGCGTCTGGTCGGGCGCGGTCCACCCGATCGCCGACACCGACCGCGCCACGTTCAACCACGCGACCGCGACGCTGCTCGCCCGCGGTTTCGTCGAGCGCTGCTACTGGACCGGCGAGGACAAGCGCAAGAAGGGCGGCTACCGGATCACCAAGGCCGGGCGCGAGGCCCTCGCCACGGGGTGGTCGGGCAAGAGCGGCAGCACGGCCGCGCGCATGCGCACCGCCGGCGGCGTGGCCGCGAAGACCTGGCATGCGCTGCGCATGTCGGTCTCGGCCTCGCTCGACGACCTGCAGATGCTGGTCGGGCAGGGCGGCGAGCGGGCGCTTCGCAGCAGCATCGAGAAGTACGTGCGCGCGCTGGAGAGGGCGGGCTACCTCACGCGCCGCACGAGCGGCGGCCTGCGCTGGTTCCTGTCGAACAACACCGGGCCGGAGGCGCCGCTGTGGCGCTCGCGCCACGGCCAGGTGTTCGACCCGAACACGGGCGAGCTGATCGACCTGCGGGGGCGGGCATGAGCCTGGGCTCGATCTACAAGCTGCCCGAGAGGCCCTGGGTGGTCATCGATAACAAGAACAGCCACATGCTCGTTGTGTCGCCGCATGCACGAGGCAACAGCCACACGGTAATCGCGCGGGTGCCTTATGCGAATGCTTCCGCCGCGGCATTGCTCGCGTCGGCGCCGGAATTGCTGGAATTTTCGATCCAGGCGCTCGAGTTCCTGGTTTCGCTTCAGTCGGCCGCGGGCCTATCGAACAGGAAGGCGGTCGCGCTGGAGGGCCTCATCCGAGATGGGCGCATGGCAGTACTCATGCTATCTGCAGCCGCCGCCCCAGAGGAGGACGAATGAAGCCGTGCATCGCCAAGCCGGGCGACCCTCGCTGGCGGAACCCCGCATTGGAACCGCGCGACAACGACCCGGATTGGGTCGCCGAACTGCGGGCGCGCTGCAAGCGGTTTTCCATCAGTGTCGTCGCGAAGGAGTTCGGCTATTCCAGAAAGAAACTCTCGGGCATCTTGAATCGAGCGCAAGTGACGCCGCGCGCTGAGGGGGTCGTACGAATAGTGCGTCGACATCACTGCCCGCACTTCGACCGCTTGATCACCTTCCAGGACTGTCGCTTATACGCCTCGCAGGAGCGCACATATACGTGGCCTCCGACGATCGCACACCTGCTGTCATGTGCTTCGTGCTCTTTCAGGCCGAAGGAGACTTCTCGATGAACATCGGATTGTTCAACTTGGGTTGGCGCCCGTCGCCGTCATTCGTGCGGTTTCAACGCGAGGCGCGCCGCCGCGCAGCGCGCGCCCAGCGCATCGAGCTCCGCCTGCGCGCGCGTTCGTTCGTTGCGCGGCGCGCCCCGTTGCTCGTCGGCGCCTTAGCGGTCGTCACGCTCGCGGTCTTCGCCGCCTTCGCCGCCGCGACGATCGCCCGGCGCGACTTGGCTCAGGTCGAGCAGGCCCGCCAGGACGTCGCCGCCTACCGCGCGCTGGCCTTGAGCCTCGTCTCGTCCGAGAGCGGCCGGCGACTCCAGGTCCGCCTGTCGGCGAGCGGGCGCGACGAGATGCTCGTCCTGCTCGAGCGGATGACCACGATCCTCGAGGACGAGCGCGGGGAGGTCCGCCCGTGAGCGCCGGCCTCACCGAGCTCGAGCGCCGGGTGCTCGACGAGTTCCGCCAGCTCCGCCATCCGCGGGCGGGCGCCGGCGACATGCGCGGCCGTAACGTCGCCGCCCGGCTCGGCGTGCCGCTCCCGGACGTGGTTGCCGCGATCGGCAGGCTTGGCGACACGGGGCACCTGGTCGTCGCCCGGATCATGCACGCGGACGGCGCCGTCGACATGCAGGCGCGGCTCGCGGCCATGCCGCCCAGGGACCTCGCGGCGCAGGAGCACGAGCCGGAGGCAAGCGCCGCTGCGCCACCGCCCGACGAACCCGCGATCGACGCCCCGTTCCGCTCGCGCCGCCAGCTCGCGCGCGCCGCCGACGCCGATCGGGATCGTCCGACGAGCGTCCCGCCGCGGATCGCACAACAGGCCGCCGCGATCAGGGTCGGCCTGTTCAGCGACGGCTCGATGCAGCTCTCGCGCGGCGAGGAGGTGTTCAGCATGGCCCCCGAGGAGACGCGCTCGCTGTTCGCATTCCTCGACCGCTTCAGCGGGCTCGCCGAGGAGGCTGCTTCGTGAGGCTCTCCTGTCCCGCGTGCGGCTTCCACGCCGACGTCGACGCGTTCCTGGCCGAGCGCGCTGAGCAGGAAACGCTAGCGCTCGCGCTGACGCTGCCGGCGCCGCTCGCCGCCTCGCTCGTGCAGTACCTGCGCCTGTTCCGGCCGGCCCGGCGCGCGCTGACGGCGAAGCGGGTGGGCGCACTGCTCTCCGAGCTCGTTCCGCCGATCAAGGACGCGCGCATCGAGCGCAACGGGCGCGCCTGGGCCGCGCCGGTCGTGGCCTGGCAGCTCGCGATCGACGAGATGCTGGCCAAGCGCGACGCCGGCAAGCTGCAGCTGCCGCTCAAGAGTCACGGCTACCTCTTCGAGATCGTCGCGGGCATGGCGGCGAAGGCAGAGGCCCGGGCCGAGTCGAAGGACGAGGATCGTCGTGCCGGGCGCACGCCCGTCGGCGCGCATCCGGCGCAGGCCGTCGCGGTCGAATCGATCCCGGCCGCGGCTCGCCCCGCGCCCGAGATCGCGCAGGTGGGCCTCGAGCGCGCGAAGGCGGCCCTGCGCAGGGAGTCGACGTGCTGATCGAGCTGCACGAACTGGGCGGCCGCCTGGTGGCGATCCGCGCGGACTCGGTCGCGCACGTCGAGAGCGTCAACGACGTCGGCTGCAACGTCTACCTCGACTACCGGGACCCGCCGATCTGCCTGCACGTGTGCGAGCGCCTCTGCGACGTCGTCGAGCTGGTGAACGAGGCCCTGTACTCGTACGAGGACACCGATGACTGACACCGTACCGGTCAACGCCGCCGCGCTGCTGCAACGACTGGCGCTCCACCACACCGGGCATGAGCACGGCATCACCTGCGAGGCGCTCGCGTTCCGGCTCGGGATCTCTCAGCGCGACGTGCGCACGCTCGTCACCGAGCTGCGCCAGGACGGGCACGCGGTCTGCGCCCACCCGGCGACCGGCTATTTCCTCGCACGCGACGACAACGAGCTCCGCACGACGATCCGCTTCCTCACCGACCGCGCCATGAAGAGCCTGCTGATCGCGGCCCAGCTGAAACGGATGCCGCTCGCCGACCTGGTCGGCCAGCTGAAGCTGCCGACCTGACCACCACCCATTGAGCCGGTCCCCATCCCACATCCGAAGGATCCCACCGACACCATGAACGCCAAACTGATCCAGGGCGGCTCGGAAGTTCCCGCGCCGGCCGATCTCGCCCAGCTCGTGCTAGACGCCTGGACGCTCTCGCTCGACATCGAGGCGTACAAGAAGGAGCTCGACGCCAAGAAGCAGGCCATCTCGGAGGCGATCGACTACGAGGGCACGGTGCTGATCCCTGGCACCTGCCGCGTCAACGTCGCCGAGCGCAGGACGATCTCGATCGCGAACGCCGAGCAACTGCGCTCGATCCTCAAGGACCGCTTCGGCGAGCTCGTCGTCGAGAAGGTCACCTACAGCGCGACCGACAACCTCAAGGGCATCGCGATCTCGGCCACGGACCCGCTCCACAAGAGCGTGGTGCGCTGGCTCAAGGTCTCGAAGAGCTACCCGGTCTCGATGGAGGCCGACAAGCCCAGGGACGAGGCGGCCTGATGTTCGCCTTCGTCATCACGATCTGGCGCCGCGACGGCAGCTTCCACCGCTTCGTGCGCGTGGCGCCGTTCGCGGCGCTCGCCGTGCGCGCCGGCCTGAGCGAGCTCTACGAGGCGCGGATCGCCGTGCCGGGCGACATCGACGGCGTGAGCGCCACGAAGATCGAGCACTTCGACGCGGCGAGCGCGCTCGAGCAGTGGGGCGCTGCCCGGCACGCCGCGAACGCGCCGCACCCCTATCCCGCCGGATGCGAGCCGGTCCCGGCCCGCGTTCTTCATTGACGAAAGGAGCAGTCGCATGAACAAGCAGGACGTCGTGGTCAGGATGGCCGAGAAGTCGGGCCTGTCGAACAAGGCCGCGGAGAGCGCGCTCGACGCGTTCACCGCGGTCGTGGGCGAGACGCTCGCCGGCGGCGACGAGGTGAAGCTGGTGGGGTTCGGCGTGTTCTGCGCCCGGCAACGCGCGGAGCGCAACGGCCGCAACCCCCAGACGGGGAAGAAGATCACGATCGCCGCGACGGTGGCGCCCGTGTTCACGCCCTCGGCGCTGCTCAAGCAGGCGGTCGCCGTCAAGGCCGCCCCGAAGAAGAAGGCGAAGGGACGCTGACGCTCGCCAGGACGCCTTCGCGAGAGGGCGCCCGAGCGAGCGAGGCCTACTCGCTCGATTCCACCATTCGAAGGAGACCACCATGAAATCGCTGCACCGCTTCGCCGTCGGCGCGATGCTCGCGGTCGTCGCGCTGTTCTCTCCCCTCTCTTCCGCCCAGGCGTTCCTCAAGGGAAACCTGATCGAGTTCGGCCGCGACGTCTACGTCGCGCAGGGCGCCACCGCCCAGGCGGACCGTCCGCTGCTGCGTTTCGCTGCCGGCACGCCGGTCACGCCAGGACCCTCGCTCATGGAGATCGCCACCGACGGGTCGATCGAGTTCTTCAACTACGCGACGATCGACTTCGCCTCGTTCGTGCCGAACAGCCTCGTGGCGACCTCGGTTCGCGGATGGATCGCCGTGCGCGTCGCCGGCGAGTACGTCCTCCTGCCAGCTTTCCGATTCGTGGCGCCGCCGCCGGCGCCGGCCGCTGAGTAGGAGTGGGACATGAAGTCCACGATGCGCTTCGAGGTCTACAAGGACGCGGCCGGCGGCTTTCGCTGGCGCGCCCGCGCCTCTAACGGCAAGGTCGTCGCGGACAGCGGCGAGGCCTATAAGCGCCGCTGGGCTGCGCGGCACGCCGCGGTGCGGTTCGTGGCCGAGGCCGGCCAGATCGACTTGAATCTTGCCTGGCTGATCGAGGTGAGGTGATGACCTCCGTCGCCACGTCGCAGGGGCCCGTGATGGTCCCCATTCTGCATTCCCTCATCCTCGAGACGTATCTCGATGGTCGCGGGCTGTGGCGCTGGCGGATCTGCAATCTCTCGGGCGGCATCGTCGCGAACGACGGCAAGGTATTCCGGAGCTCCGAAGACGCACAGGCCGCGGGGGAGCGGTTCGTGCGCGAAGACCAGGATCACCGGCTGGACCCCGGGGAATGGCGGCCCTACAAAGAGATCGACATATTCGCCCGGTTGCGGAACGAGGTGATCGTGGCGTGGGGCGCCGGGGCGCGCGCCGAGGGACTGCGCCCCATGCACTACATCGTCAGCGAGTGCGCGGCCGAGTACTTCGGCTGTCGGAGCACCGATTACCTGTTGTGGGTGGCGGCCGTGTACTTGCCGAAGGACCGGCGCGGCAAGTACGACCCCAGCTCGAAGCACGAGTGGATCGCGCGCTACCCGGACTTCGAGAACTGGGGATTGAAGTACGCCTACTGCAGCCTCGACGACCCGGGAGTGATGCTTCCTCCTCTCATCCGTCCTCAAATGCACCGGTCCAGGGACCCCTACGCGTGAGCGCGAAGCCCACCTCGTCGAGGAATCGGGAACTGGCGCGAATTCACATCGCGCGCGCCCAGCTCGCGATGGACGAGGACGTCTATCGGAGCACCGTGCGTGCGATCAGCAACCAGCGCACCGACAGCGCGAAGGACCTCGACTACGCCGAGCGGGAGAAGCTCCTCGAGCACTTCCGGCGCCTGGGTTGGACGGACGTCCGGACCGGCGTGCGCCGCAAGGTGACCACCTGGCACAAGCAGAAGCTGATGGACAAGGTCGCGGCGATGCTGGCCTCGTCGATGCTTCCTTGGGCGTACGCGGACGCGATGGCGCGGCGCATGTTCAAAGTCGAGCGCACCGACTGGCTCGACCACGATCAGCTGCGCCGGCTTGTCGCCGCGCTGGAGTACCAGAAGAAGCGGCGGCTCAAGGCCGCCGAGGGGAGCGCGTGATGGGCGGTCCGAGGCGGCGACCGATGTCGGCCTTGCAGCGCGCGCGGATCAGTGACAGCCTGCGGCGCGGCGACTCCGTCGACCACCCCGACATTCGGCCGAAGCAGCTGCGCTCGACTGCCTCCCGGTCGATTCTCGCCCTGATCCCGCATGGCGCCGTTGAGGCCGCGTTGTTCGGCGGTCGTCGCTGATGGCCGGCATCACCTCCACCCCGCCGTCCGAGCGCGAGCTGCCCGAGACCGTCCGGGAGATCGTGGCGATCATCGGCATGTCCGCGGCGCTGCGCCTGGTCGACGCCTTCGGCGGCCTCACCATCCTCGTCCCGAAGGGCGACGAGCGCCGCGGGATCATGGGCCGCGAGGCGCTCATCGAGGTCGTCGGCCGCCGGGCCACTGACCAGCTGATCGAGCGCTTCGGCGGTACCAGGCTCTACGTCGCGAGCTGCCGGGCAGCGATCATCTCCCAGCGCGACCGTAGCATCTGCGCCGCCTACCCGCTGCGCTCCGTCCGCGAGCTTGCCCAAGAGCACGGCATCAGCGATCGCCGGGTCTGGGACATCCTCAAGAAGACCGACATGACGGCCGCTCCGCAGGGGTCGTTGTTCTGATATGACTTGCTTGTTCGTGCCGAGTTGCAGGTTGACGCGAGTTGCTTGTTCGGTTGCATGTTCCCGGTTGCTTGTTCTTGCTAGTTCTCCGCCGCCCCGATCGCAATGTCGTTCCAGCAACCATGCGCCGTTGCTGGGTTTTTCTTTCTTCCGCCATTCTACCAGTGCCAAAGCGCGCGCAAATCACTGACCAAATCTTGAGCAGACCGCGAAAATTGGTCAGGCCACTTTGCGGGCCTTTGGCACTGCCGAAAAGCCTGTAGCGGCGCGGACTTGCCGCGTTTTCGGGCTTTTTTCTCCTAGTGCCAAAGCATTCGCCAACCCACAGCGTCGCGTTGGCGCGCGGTCCCGCCGCCCGGTCGGTCCGCGCGCGACGGCTTCGTCGCGGGGGGCGCCGCTGATTCCGCCGGTCGGTTCGCCTGCGGGGGGCGCGCGATTCGCATTCCGGCGCCCGCCTCGGCCCGGCTGCA